GGTATTTTTGTACCAACACGATGTCGCGCCAAGCTTGGATCGAGACTAGTGCACTGATTGAATGCATTTCGGAGTATGGGACCAAATGTTCCTTTGATACTTTCCAAGGACTAACAATTAATGACATTTCTACTTTATCTAATTTAATGAACCAAATTTCCGTGGCGTCAGTGGGATTTCTGAATGACCCAAGAACCCCGCTTCAGGCTATGTCATGTGAATTTGTTAATTTTATTTCAACAGCTGACCGGCATGCATACATGCTGCAAAAGAATTGGTTTGACTCAGATGTAGCGCCAAACGTTACAACAGATAATTTCATCGCAACATATATTAAACCTCGGTTTTCAAGAACAGTGTCTGACGTACTGCGCCAGGTTAATAATTTTGCCTTGCAGCCAATGGAAAATCCAAAACTGATCTCCAGACAACTTGGAGTTCTGAAGGCTTATGATATACCGTATTCGACACCAATCAATCCAATGGACGTAGCTAGATCGTCAGCCAACGTAGTTGGAAATGTTTCACAGAGAAGGGCTCTGTCTACACCCTTGATTCAAGGGGCACAGAACGTGACCTTCATCGTCTCTGAGTCCGATAAGATTATCTTTGGAACTAGATCTCTAAATCCTATTGCTCCAGGCAATTTTCAGATTAATGTACCACCATGGTATTCAGACCTGAATGTAGTTGACGCTAGGATTTATTTCACTAATAGTTTTTTGGGATGTACAATTCAAAATGTTCAGGTGAACGCGGTTAATGGTAACGACCCAGTCGCAACCATTACTGTGCCGACCGACAACAACCCCTTCATTGTCGATAGTGACTCAGTCGTATCACTGTCGCTATCGGGTGGAGCCATTAACGTAACTACCGCAGTCAACTTAACTGGGTATGCGATAGCAATTGAGGGTAAGTTTAACATGCAAATGAACGCTAGCCCGTCTTATTATACCTTGAGTTCACTAACAATTCAGACGAGTGTAATCGATGACTTCGGATTGTCCGCATTTTTGGAACCATTCCGAATCAGATTGCGCGCTTCAGGTCAAACTGAAATTTTTAGTCAGTCGATGAACACTTTGACTGAGAATTTGATTAGGCAATATATGCCAGCTAATCAGGCGGTAAATATTGCTTTTGTATCACCCTGGTACAGGTTTTCGGAACGCGCCAGAACTATTCTGACGTTTAACCAACCCCTGCTGCCATTTGCATCCCGAAAACTGATTATTAGACATTTGTGGGTCATAATGTCTTTTATTGCTGTTTTCGGTAGGTATTACACAGTAAACTAAATCTGGTAGTGAGTGTGAATGCCGACACACTAACTACTAGCAATAGACCATCTCTAGGTGTTAGATTAATATAGCAACGAGTGATGACAGCAATCGACTCAAGAGTTGAGGAGTATCTCAACGTGCTGGCCCACACACCATATACTTTGCGATAATTTCATCAGTGGACTGTCGAGATTCGAACGAGGTACGCTTCGCGCTGGATTGAAGGGAGTAGGAGGAAATGCTGAAACCGGAGTGCCAGTAACAGGCGGGTCGTGTGGTCACAAAAAATGAT